GGCAGGCTTTTACCGCGATATTGATTTGGGTGATCCGTCAAGGGTTAAGAACGAACTGCAGGAGCGCAAGGACAAAGAGACAGGCTTCTCAGCAAACGATGATGACCGCTACATCCTGTACGAAGCACAGGTCAACCTAGACCTACCCGGGTACGAAGACAAAGATGACGATGAAGAAACAGGGATTGCACTGCCGTACATCGTTACTTTGCTGGAAGGCACCCATGAGATTTTGGCAATTCGCCGTAACTATTACGAGGACGACGAAACCAAGACCAAGCGTAATCACTTCGTGCATTACATCTACATACCGGGTTTTGGTATATACGGATTCGGTCTGTATCACTTGATTGGTGGCTTTGCGCGGTCTGCCACGAGCATCATGCGGCAGTTGGTGGATGCGGGTACGTTATCGAACCTGCCGGGGGGTTTGAAGTCCAGAGGACTTCGGATTAAAGGTGACGACACGCCTATTGCTCCGGGCGAGTTCAGGGACGTGGATGTTGGTTCTGGTGCCATCCGTGACAACATCCTGCCGCTGCCATATAAAGAACCAAGCCAGACGCTCTATAACCTGCTTGGCACAATCGTAGAAGAAGGTCGCCGGTTTGCTGCTACGGCAGATATGAAGATCAGCGATATGTCTGCGCAGGCTCCGGTGGGTACGACGTTGGCTCTGCTTGAGCGGATGCTCAAGGTTATGTCAGCGGTTCAGGCTCGTGTTCACTACGCGTTTAAGCAAGAGTTGAAGCTGTTGGCTGCGATTATCCGCGACTACACCGATGACTCCTATGAGTACCAGCCAGAAGACGGCATGCCCAAGGCCAAGCGGTCAGACTACGATCAGGTCGAGATTATTCCTGTCTCAGACCCGAACGCAGCAACGATGTCCCAGAGGGTTGTGCAGTACCAAGCCGTCATTCAGCTAGCCCAACAAGCTCCGCAGATCTATGACCTGCAGGCGCTACACCGTCAGATGCTGGAGGTGCTGGGTATCAAGAACGTTGCCAAGCTGATCCCCAACGACGATGACAAAAAGCCCAAAGATCCGGTCATGGAGAACATGGACATCCTCAAGGGCACACCGGCTAAAGCGTTTATTTATCAGGACCACAAGGCTCACATTCAGACCCACATGGCGTTGATTCAGGATCCACAGATGCAGCAGATGATCCAGCAAAACCCCATGGCGAGCCAGATCTTGGGGTCTGTACACGCGCACATAGCCGAGCACATGGGCTTTGAGTACCGCCGTATGGTCGAAGAACAACTTGGAGCACAACTGCCAGCCCCAGATCAGGAGTTGCCAGAGCAGCTTGAGTTGCAGGTATCACGCTTGGTAGCAGAGGCTTCCCAGCGCGTAGTAGCTATAAGTCAGGCGCAGATGGCGCAGCAAGATGCTGAGCAGAAAGCGCAAGACCCCGTGCTTCAGATGCAGATGCAGCAGATTCAATTGGAAGCTCAAGAGATTCAACGTAAAGCGCAGAAGGATCAAATGGACGCTCAGTTGAAACAGGCTGAACTGCAGTTGAGGGAGAAGGAGATGTCGATGAAGGCCGTTGAGATTCAGAACGAGCAGGCCATGAAGGCTGCTATTGCCGAAAACGAACAGCAGCTTAGGGCTGCTGACATTGAAGCCAAACGATCAAGAGGGGGGTAAGGCTTAATGGAGCAAACTTTCGTAGAAGTTCTACGCAAAAAAATCCGAGAGGATTTAAACAACTACGCTGACGATATTGCTGGCGGCAGTTGCAAAAGTTTTGATGAGTATCAAAAACTCTGTGGCGTCATTCATGGGCTGGCGTTAGCAGAGGCACACTTACTTGCCCTTGCAAAGAAAGTTGAGGAGTCCGATGACTGACATCGCGGAAGCAGTAAAGGAAGTAGAAGCTGTAGAAAAGGCAACCCAGCTACCAAAGCCTACGGGCTGGAAGATACTGTGCGCCATCCCAGAGGTAGAAGACAAGTTCAGCGGTACGGACGTGCTAAAGCCTGAATCAATAGCAAAAATCGAAGAACACAGCACTACCGTGCTTTTCGTGGTTGCCACCGGACCCGACGCCTACAAGGACGACAAGAAGTTCCCACAAGGTGCTTGGTGTAAGGAAGGTGACTTTGTGTTAGTAAGGGCTTACTCAGGTACCCGGTTCAAAATTCACGGACGGGAATTTCGCTTGCTAAACGACGATCAGGTCGAGGCAGTGGTTGAAGATCCACGCGGTTATACCCGCGCTTAACAGGAGGTATAAATGGCAATTCAAGATAAAGATAGTATTGATCGTGATGACGAGAATGAATCAACTTCGGTAAATATTGAGACGGAAGGCGATATTGAGCTTGAGGTGGTTGATGATGCCCCACCGCAAGACCGCAACCGCAAGCCGTTAGACAGGGACGTTGACGATCCATCGGAAGAAGAAATCGCTGAGTACAGCGACAAAGTCCAAAAGCGGATCAAGGAGTTGAGCCATGCTCGCCATGACGAACGACGCGCCAAAGAATCGGCTCTTCGTGAGAGGGAGGAAGCAGCCCGGGTAGCCCAGCAGTTGTTTGAGGAAAACCGCAAGTTGCGGGAAATCTACAATCAAAGCGCCCAGTACATGACCGAATCAGCCAGTTCCAAGGCTGAGTTGGAGCTACAAGCTGCCCGCCAAAAGGTTAAAGAAGCCCAAGAATCGTACGACACCGACCAGATTATTGCAGCGCAAGAAGAACTGGCTGCGGCCCGGTACCGATTTGAACAAGCAAAATCTTTTAAACCAAATGCTTTACAAATCCCTGAAGAAGATGTATATAGTCAGACAACGCCACAACAATCATCTGCCAGAGTCGACGAAAAGGCGGCTAGATGGCAAGCCCGGAACCAATGGTTTGGGACAGATGATGAGATGACCAGTCTCGCGTTGGGGGTGCATAAAAAGCTGGTCGAGAACGGTGTCGATCCTCGGAGCGATACTTACTACGAGCGAATTGATGCTCGCTTGCGTGAAGTGTTTCCCGATTATTTTGGTGAGACGCGGAAAGAACTACCGAAACGCTCGGCTAGCGTTGTAGCCGCCCCGACTCGTACTGCGGGCAGAGGTGTAAAAGTTACATTGACGAAGTCCCAAGAAGCTTTGGCTCGGAAATTTAACTTAACCAATGAACAGTATGCAAAAGAAGTTTTAAAACTTAACTCGGAGATCTGACCATGTCTGAAAGAATTAGTCGTGATGGTGCGCAAGAGCGCAAACCTAGAACGCTTCAAACTCGTGAGCGCGAAGCGCGGACGCAGTACGTTCCGGCTAGCACTCTCCCAACACCAGAGCCACGCGACGGCTTACGTCATCGTTGGGTTGCCATTTCTCTTTTAGGGCAACCGTTGTCTACGAACGTATCCAAAAGAATGCGTGAGCACTGGGAACCCGTCAAGGCGGAGGATTACCCCGAATTGATGCTCGAAGGCGATAAGAATGGAAACGTTGAAGTGCAGGGTCTTCTTTTGTGTGCTCAGCCTGAAGAACTGGCAGAGTCACGAAATAAGCATTTTGCAAATCACGCACAAGCACAAGCGGAATCCGTTGATAACGCATTCCTAAGACAAAGTGACCCACGGATGCCGTTGTTTAGCGACAATAGGTCGACATCAACGCGTGGAAATGGGTTTGGATCTGGTTCTAAATAACTTTTTATGAGAGGTCAAAATGGCTGCTACTTCTAGCCCTTACGGTCTTAAGCCGATCAATTTGATCGGTGGACAGGCTTTTAATGGTGGCGTCATCCGTGACATTGTTCTATCGGATAACGTTGCTACTGCTTTTTACACTGGTGCTGTAATTGTTCTGGACGCCAACGGCAACCCTTCAGCAATTACTGCTTCCCCAACCGGAATGGACATTCCCAACGCTGCTGATGCTGATGCTGGCATTTTAGGTGTTTGCTTGGGTGTTCAGTACACCGATCCTACTTTGGGTTATTCCCTGTGGGGTCAGTACCTCCCAGCTAACGCCCTTAACAACGGCTACTCAAACGTGCTTATCCGCGTTTGTGACGATCCTGACCAGTTGTACCAGATTCAAGGCACCGCTGCCTTCGGTACACTGACCAACGGTCCTGCTGGCGCAGTTGGTAAAAACGCTGCTCTGTCTGGTTTTAGCGGTTCCGCTACTACTGGTCTGGCAACCACGGCTTTGGCTGTCGGTACTAACGGTGCTTCTTTGGCTGCAACTTCTACTTTGGCAATGCGAATTGTTGACGTAGTTAGCGCTTCTGCCACAGACGCCTACCCCGACATCATTGTTAAGTTCAACATGGGTGTGCATTCGTACACCAATTCGCTTGGTGTATAAGGAGATTCTAAATGGCTATTTCACGTTCGCAACTACTAAAGGAACTCCTCCCCGGGCTTAATGCTTTGTTTGGTTTGGAGTACAGCCGTTACGGCGAAGAACACAAAGAGATCTACGAAACTGAGAACTCTGAGCGTTCGTTTGAAGAAGAAACCAAGCTGTCTGGCTTCGGGGCTGCCCCGGTCAAGTCTGAAGGCGCTGCAATTGCTTATGACAATGCGCAGGAAGCTTTCACTGCCCGGTATACCCACGAAACCATCGCACAGGGCTTTTCGATCACTGAAGAAGCAATCGAAGACAACCTGTACGACAGCCTGTCCTCACGTTATACCAAGGCTTTGGCTCGCTCAATGGCTTATACCAAGCAAGTTAAATCCGCTAACGTGTTGAACAACGGTTTCAATACCTCTGGTGCTTATGACGGTGGCGACGGCGTTCCTCTGTTTTCTAACGCCCACCCACTCGTATCTGGCGGTACCAACTCCAACATCCCTGCAGTCGCTTCTGACCTTAACGAAACTTCTCTGGAAGCCGCCGTTATTCAGATCGCTGCTTGGACGGACGAGCGTGGTCTGCTGATCGCCGCTAAGCCCCGTAAGTTGATCATTCCTCCCTCACTGCAGTTTATTGCAACTCGTTTGCTTGAGACTTCACTGCGTGTTGGTACGAATGACAACGATGTCAACGCAATCAAAAACAACGGTTCGATCCCCGAAGGTTATGCAATTAACCACTGGTTGACCGACCCGGATGCTTGGTTCCTTTGCACAGACGTGCCCAACGGCATGAAGCATTTTGTTCGTACGCCTATGCAAAACAGCATGGACGGTGACTTTGACACCGGTAACGTACGTTACAAGGCTCGTGAGCGTTACAGCTTCGGCTGGTCTGATCCGCTCGGTATGTACGGATCGCAGGGTGCTTAAGTAGGACAGAGGGGGGTTGCAAAACCCCCCTTTTGCTGTATGCTGTACTGGACTAGGATTTTTTAGTCATGGATACTGACCTAGCAGACTTAGTAGAGAATCCATGACGATGTGCTACTACACAAAGGAAAACTAACATGGCTGTTTCAACTACCCAAAGTATTTGGCGTTCGGGCGGTGGGGATCAAACCTAGCGTAGCAAACGCTCCAGAATTAATTCTTCCGGCTGGCGCAGTTATAACGCAAATTGTTATTAACGATATTGGCACCGGTCAGATTGATCTTGGCTATCAAGCCATTGATGGATCGCCTTCTTCTGCCAACGCCCTTCTTGACAACGCATCTTGTGCTGCTATCGGGTCTTTTGCCCCCGGCGCAAGCGGTGCAGGTACAGGCTTAGGTTCGGTAATGAGCGCAACAGAAAACGTGTACATCACGAACGCTGTTGGCGGCACTCCCGGCACTGGCACTGTAGGCGGAACGATCCTTTACTACGTAACTGATCCGTTATCTGGTCAACAGAGCGTTTAATAGGAGGCTCAGATGCCTACTATGCAATATGACGTTCTAGCGACGCAGCCGCTGACGCTAACTGGCCCCTTTCTTAATCAGCAAGGGGTTGCAATCCAACGTACCCGCATAAAAACAATTTATGCAATTAACGGTACGGCTGGGTCAGTTGTAATTCGTGCGGGCGGTGCATCAGGAACAATTTTGATAACCGTCAATACGTCGGCTAGCACTGCGGCTGGGTACACCATCATTCCGTTGCCCGGTGAAGGTATTTTGTGTGAGTCTGACTTGCACGGTACCGTTACTGGAACAACGTCCATGACACTTATTTATGGGTGATGTATGGCTAAGTCTCCTGCATGGCAACGTAAAGAAGGCAAAAACCCAAAAGGTGGGCTAAACGCAAAGGGGCGGGCATCGTACAACGCTGCCAACCCCGGAAAGCCCGGCTTGAAGGCTCCGCAACCCGAAGGTGGCTCACGCAAGAAGTCTTTCTGCGCCCGCATGACAGGCATGAAAAAGAAGTTAACTAGCGCTAAAACCGCTAATGATCCAAACAGCCGTATCAATAAGAGCCTGCGGGCGTGGAAGTGTTGATATGGAGATGATGCTTTGGAATATGGTGTTGACCGTACTGTTGGGTGTCTTGGCCTATATTGGGCATGAGAAGGCATCTGAGATACAGCGACTCAACATTTTGATTAACAAAACTAGAGAAGAGGTGGCCCGTGATAACGTCACTCAAGCAGAAATGGACAAGTTTGTTGACCACATTGACCAACGGTTTAACAGGCTTGAAGCAAAAATTGATGCACTTGTTCAAAAGGGGTAAATAAATGGCAAACCCATTTCAAGGTGATGATGTAGATCCGTTTAGTGGCGCTCGGGATCAAGAAACAGGCGACATAAAGCCGATGGGGCTTGCTAAGTCTGCAAAGACATCCCGGTTTGGTACAGCTTTTGCTGCAGCGCGGCGTTCTGGTGACAAGACTTTTATGTTCAACGGCAAGAAGTACACCACCGATTTAGCAAGTTCTAAAAAGCCCGCTGCGCGTACTGCGGCTCAAGAACGCGGTGATACGGACAAAATTCGTTCTTCTATGGGAATGCGGAGTTTGGGGCAGGAATCCGCTGACGATGAAAAAATAGCAAGTGCTACCGGAGTTCGCCCTGTTTCAGCAATGAAAAAAGGCGGCATGGTCAAGTCTTCAGCTTCCAAGCGTGCAGACGGTTGCGCTACCAAGGGTAAGACTAAGGGAAGGATGGTGTGAGATGCCTGCTCCGTTAATTGGCGCTGCAGCCCGTATGGCTGCTAAAAAAATTGCAGAAAATCCGCAAAAATCTCTTTTAGGGGCTACAGGCGCCAGTCTTGGTACAGGCACTTATTTGGCAGACGCTACCGCAGATAAGTCTTACAAAGAAGACGAAGAAAAGAA